GTCGAATTTACGATTTTACAACTTGAAAGTAAAAGGTAATGCCAGATTTTAAATGTAAGTGTACTCCTGGAGAGATAAAAGAAGTATCTGTATGTACTCTCAAATTCGTGGAGGGGCACGGATGGATCAACGATGTAGTATGTGAGAAGTGTCTAAACTTCATGGAGCTAGCCAATCCTAAAGCTGGAGAGTGCGCACAATTCACAAGTAATAAATACGGGCAGCTGTGATAATATTAGAGCTATTTGCTGGATCTAGGAGTATAGGCAAAGCAGCAGAGGCGGCTGGATATACTGTTATCTCATGCGACATTGAGCAGTTTGGAGATATTGATATCGTAGGAGACATACTAGAGATACCTATATCAAAGTATCTAATGTATCCTATAGAGTGTATATGGGCTTCTCCTCCCTGTACAACTTTTAGTGTAGCTTCTATGGGTACGCATTGGAATGAAAACAGAGAGCCAAAAACAGAAGCCGCTGTTAAAGGATTAAAGATATTAGATAAGACTCTAGAAATAATAAAAGTAGTGAATCCAAAATATTGGTACATAGAAAATCCTAGGGGTATGATGAGAAAGATGGAACAAATGAAAGGATTAAATAGAACTACTATCTGGTATTGTAAGTATGGAGATACAAGAGCAAAGCCTACAGATATTTGGAGTAATAATATAGCCAACTTATTTAATCAAGATGGATGGCTACCTAGAGCAGAATGTTTTAATGGTAATAAAAAATGCCATCATGAGAGTGCTCCCAGGTCTCAAACTGTTAGAAAAATGAAGAGTAAAGGAATAACTATAAAAATAGGAGGTACACAAGCTTTAAAAAATAATCATGAGCGCAGTAAAATACCAGAAAAGCTCTGCGCTGAAATAATAGAATCTATAAAATGACAAACGAACAACAACAAATTTTTGATCTTAAGATCTTACAATACGGAGCAAGTAAAACACTTACGCCTGGAGTACAAAGCTTAATCTACACACTCAGCTGTGTGGAAGCTGAAGAGAAACAGCTACAAGATTATAACGATAAGCACGGAACGTGCTACCAGGTAACTGGTAAGAGTGGAGATATATACTCTAGGATGCGTCCAGAGTGGCAACAACTTAAAGAGGCTAGAATGAGAAAACAGGCTATCATAGCTAGGTTAGAGAAGTGGGTTGGAGAGGGAGCTGAGGAGGAAGATGAGCTTAAAGAGTTTCTAAAGTAGGTGAGCTACTACTACGACAAAGAAGCAGCGGAGAGAGCTGTTAATTTTATAGAGCAGTTTTGTACTCACGTTAAAGGAGAGTTAGCTGGGAAAGCTTTTATACTTGAGAAGTGGCAAAAAGATGACATAGTACGCCCTCTATTTGGATGGAAGCATAAAGATACAGATCTCAGGAAGTACAGAACTTGCTACGTAGAGATACCTAGAAAAAACGGCAAGAGCAATCTAGCGGCTGCTTTAGCTCTATACTTACTATATGCAGATGGAGAGCCAGGAGCAGAAATTTTATCTTGTGCTGGCGATCGCGGACAAGCGAATATCGTCTATCATATAGCTCAGGAAATGATAAAGAATAACAAGCACCTGAGAGCTAGAGCTAAGGTTTTGAGAAATACAATAGAGTATAAAAGCTCATGGTACAAGAGTATCTCTTCAGAGGCTTACACAAAGCACGGCTTAAACTGTCACGGAATTATCTTCGATGAGCTACACACTCAACCAAATCGAGAGCTCTGGGATGTTATGACTACTTCTGTAGGAGCTAGGAGGCAACCAGTAATAATAGCACTAACTACAGCTGGACATGATAGGAGCTCTATCTGTTATGAGATGCATGAATACAGTGAGAAGCTAATAAGCGGAGAGCTAGAGGATAACACGTTTTTACCAGTACTATACAAAGCAGATCCAGATGATGACTGGACCAGCAGCGATACATGGAAAAAAGCTAATCCAGGATACGGAACTATTTGCAATGAGGCTTATTTTGAAGATGCAGTAAAGAAAGCAAAAGCGAATCCAAGTTATATAAATAGCTTCCTACGCTTACATCTAAACATTTGGACAAGTGCAGAGACAGCCTGGATACCAGACGATATATATATGAAGGGAGCTAAAGAGATACCATACGATAGACTCGCGAGCTTACCAGCTTATGGAGGTTTAGACCTAGCCAGTACTCAAGATCTTACAGCTTTCTCTCTAATCTTTCGAGATGACGATAACGACTGCTTTTATCTTCTATGTCATCAATTCGTTAACTCTGTAAAGGCTCACAATAAGAAGTTAGCTGCTGGAGTAGATTACTTAAGCTATCAGAGAGATGGAGATATAACTATAACTCCAGGAAACGTTACAGATTATAGGATAGTAAAGCAGTATATATTAGATCAATGTGCAAAATATGACGTACAAGAAATAGGTTACGATCCTAAATTTTCTACTTACATAGTAGCGGAGCTTACAGAGGAGGATATTACCATGCAACCAATGGCTCAAAACATTACGAGCATGAACGGACCGACTAAGGAGATGGAGATGGAGATAATGAAAGGCAATGTAATACATGGAGGCAATAGATGCCTACGCTGGCAATTCGGTTGTGCTATAATCTACACAGACAACAACGAAAATAAGAGAGTTATAAAAGAGCAAAAAGAAAATAAAAAAGTAGATGGAGTTATAGCTTCTATCATAGCATTGAATAGCTACGTACAGAATGCTACAAATGATGAGGATATAATGTTAAATATCGTTACACTATAGTTAATATCTTTTAGCGGATACTCTGTATCATGCGTTCGCGCATGGCTACACTTAAAGACAGGATACAAGGGCTTTTTCGCTTTCAGCGAATAGGAAAGTACAACCCTAACACAATAGCAGAAGCAGCTGGAATCTACAGCCTTACAAAATCAGGAGCAAATATTACAGAATCTAATGCAATGGCTATTAGTACTGTGTACGCTTGTGTATATAAGATAGCTACTACAATTAGCTCACTAGGCTTAGATCTATATAAGAGAGAAGGAAACAGCGTAGAGATAGCTAACGTACATCCTACTCATGAGCTAATAAAGATTAAACCTAACGAATACCAAACAGCTTTCGAATTCTGGGAGTGTACAGTAGCCAGTGCTCTCATGTATGGAATGGGTTATGCTGTCATAGAGAGAGATCTTAGAGGCGTAGCTATAGCCTTACATCCTGTTCACTTTTCAGATGTAGATCTTAGAGAAGTCAAAGGAGAGAAAGTATATAGCATTAAGGATCATGGTATAGTAAGACCTGAGAATATGCTTGAGATATGCAACCTACAAAGGATGTCACCTATCAGGCTGCATAGAGACAATTTAGGCCTTGCGAAAAGCGCTCAAGATTTCGGAGCAGAATACTTCGGGCAAAGTGGACAGATGACAGGAGTACTTACTTCAGATCAGCCACTAAAGAAAGAGCAGATGGATATAATCCAAAGCTCATGGAATCACGGAGCAGCACAAGCTGGAACTAAATTAATGCCATTCGGTTTTAAGTATCAACGTATATCAATATCTCCAGATGAGGCGCAGTTTATAGAGACTAGAAAATTTCAAGCTGAAGAGATCTGTAGAATTTTCGCCGTGCCTCCTGTAATGGTTCAGCTCCCTTCACAAACGACATACAACAATGTAGAGCAGCAAAATCTAATGTTTGCTCGTCATACGATAGTACCCTGGACTCAGAGAATAGAACAGGAGGTAGATAGGAAGTTAATTCCATCTTTTGACAGGCCAGAGATATATACAAAATTTAGGCTCGTAGATCTTCAGAGAGGAGATAGTACAGCCAGAGCTAACTACTTCACTCAGATGCTACAGGCTGGAGTACTTAGCATAAACGAAGTAAGAGCAGAGGAGGAGCTTAATCCTGTACCTGGAGGAGATGTACACTTATGCCAGGTTAACCAGATTTCACTAGACAAGATGGATGAGTACTCTGCTTCAATTTCAAACACTACAACGAATGAATGACGAAACAAGAAACGAGCTTTTGACAGCGGCTCAATACTCGAAGCTAGATGCTACTCTAGAAGTTAGAGAAGAGAACGGCGAGAGAGTTATAGAAGGCTATGCAGCTAAGTACGATAATGAGACTAATATAGGTCCATTCAAAGAGTCTATTTCTAGGGGAGCTTTTGATAATGTACTAGATAACGATGTACGAGCTCTTATTAATCATGATCCCAGCTTAGTGCTCGGGCGGACAAGCTCAGGCACTCTTGAGCTTACAAGCGATGACATAGGATTGAAGTACAGAGTAAAACTAGGTAACCAGCAATATGCTACAGACTTATATGAAAGCATTAAAAGAGGCGATATCTCTCAAAGTTCGTTTGCGTTTACGATTAAAGAACAAAGCTGGAGCGAGGACAGGAGTTCACGGAAAGTTGAGGAGGTGGCTCAATTACTGGACGTTTCGCCAGTCACTTATCCAGCGTATAAGGAGGCTACTGTAGTAGCTCGCGCTGAAGAGATAGAAGTTAAGGATACAACAGCTCCAGAGATTGAGAGCGAAAACATAAATAAAAAAACAACAATTCGTAAAAGTAAAAAAATGAATTTAAATGAAATGAAAGCTCTACGCAGTAAGCACTACGAGGAGCACGTTAAAATGATCGAAGCTACTGAGGCTGAAGGTCGAGAGATGACAAACGAAGAGGAATCTAGAGCTGACTTTTTAGAGTCTGAAGTTGAGCGCTTAGATAACAAAATGAAGCGCCGTAAAGCTCATGAGGACATGATAGCTCGCCAGGCTTATAGCTCTGGAGCTTCTATATCTGAGACTAAGGAGATGGATAAAATTAACAGATCTTTCTCTCTCTCTCGTGCTATCAATACTGTAGCTCTAGGTAAAGGCTTAGAAGGTGCAGAAGCAGAGTGGAGCCAAGAGGCACAGCGCGAGATGCAATCTAGAGGCTTACAGATGTCTGGACAAATTGGAATACCAGAGGCGGCTTTACTTCGTGCTGGAGGAGCTGATGACTTCCAAGCTGGTAGCGGAGATGGCTCTGGCTATGTTCCTACAAACGTTCCAGGAGTAATTGAAGCTTTGAGAGCTCCTACTATGATAGAGACATTAGGAGCTACAACTATTAACGGAGCTACAGGTAGCTTAAAGTTCCCAAGGGTAAGCAATAAAGCAATAGGTACAGAAGAGACAGAAGTAAGCGCAAGCGCAGACTCTACTCTAGAGATGGACGAGGTTAACCTCTCTCCTGTACGTGTCGCGAATAAGACCTTATTTAGTAAGCAGTTAATTTTACAAGGAGGCTCTCAGGTAGATACGTTGATAGCCAAGGAGTTACAGGCTGGTATCAATACAACAATAGATAAAGCAGCGTTTGCTAAGATTGTAGCTGGTATAACTCCAGTAGCTCACGGAGGAGCAGCTCTTGCTAACTCTGATGTATTCGCGCTAGAGAAAGCAGTACTAGCAGCTGGAGGAAATATGGCTAACTGCAAGTGGGCTATGAATCCACACGGCTGGGCATCATCTCGCGCCCTTGCTGAGGTGTCTAATGTTAGCGCTATGTGGACGGGGCAAACTTTTGACGGCTTCCCAGCTGTAGCTACTCCAAACATTGCAGAGGGTACAGCAGCTCATGGAGATTTAATCTTCGGAGATTTTAATGCTGGTTTAGTTCTAGCTTTCTTCGGTTCTTTAGACCTTTTAGTAGATCCTTACTCTAACGCTGGTACAGCTCAGATAGCTCTACACTTGAATAAGTTCTATGATTGTGAAGTGCGCCAAGCTGGAGCATTCGCAGCAATTACTAATGTAGACTAATATATAAATAAATGGAACGGGGGGCGGGCTACTCGCTCGCTCCCTTTTTTATTCTCAAAAAAATTACCACATGTATTTTAATTACTTAGAACAGCCTACAGGGATAGATATAATAAGTCTTGCAGACATGAAAGAGTTTTTACGTGTGGATCATTCAGATGAGGATACAACTATAACAGCTATTATAGAAAGCGCAGTACAATCTGTACAGGATTACACAGGTAGGCATTTTAAGACTACTACTTTTGTAGCAACTTTAGACAGCTTCCATAGTGCTGTATTTCCTTATCAGATAACTTCCGTTAGCGGTGTAACTTATAAGGATAGAGCTGGAAGTATTCAAACTTTACCTACTAGCAAGTATTTTGTTGATATCTATAATCAACCAGCTAGAATTAAATTTAAAAACACTCCTGATTTAGTAGAGGATGAATTTAACGCTGTAGTTATAGCTGGAACTGTAACAAATAGTATTAAAGCTCCTTTAGTTCATGCTGTAAAGATGTTATCAGCACATTTCTATGAGAATAGGAGAGCTGTAATAGTTGGTACAATCTCAAACGAGATTCCTCTAGGAATTAAAGCTTTAATAAACCCTTATAGAATTATAAGCCTTAAATGAACATAGGGAGCTTAGATAGAAGGATAGTGCTACAAGAGCCTACAACTACAGTAAACGACTATGGAGAGCGCACTAATAGCTGGGGTACTCTGGCTTCTGTGTGGGCTTCTATAGAGCGCAAAAGCTCGGCTAGTGAAAGGAACTCAGGAGAGCAGTTAGTTAGCTTACAATCTGTAACTTTTTTAATAAGATACAGCTCAGTAGTGGCTGGCTTAAATATGTCTCATAGAGTGAGCTATAACAGCGAGTACTATAATATCCTAGCAGTTCAGGAGGTAGGCAGACAAGATCAGTTAAGAATCATAACAGAGTTAATTGAGAACTGATGCCAAGTAATCCACTATATCCACAGTATAGAGATAGAGTACACTCTAAGAAAGGGCTTTATGTCAGCGTTGAGGGCTTAGATAAGCTCTATGAAAAAATAGAAAAAATATCTAAATGGAGTTTAAACGATGCTAAGAAGCTAACAGATATAAATAAGAAAGTTGGTAATGTTTATGCAAACGCTTTAAAAGCTAATATAAAAGATACTCGTTTCGATGGAAAATCTTTCCAGGTAACTCACACAGATAAAGAAGGAAATAAATCACATACTAAAGTTTATAAAGGTCAACTACGTAGATCTTCAGGAGTATGGAAGCCGCAAAGGAATAGTAATAGAATTTTAGCAGGTCCTAGAACTAGAAGTATAGGAAGGAAAGGAAAAACCCCTTTAAGAGCTGACGGCTGGTTTGCTCATATAGTAGAGAAAGGAGATTTTAGTAAGCAGTTCGGAGGCAAGCACAGCACACAAAATACAGGAGTATTTGAGCGTACTAAAAAAGCTACACAAAACAGAAGTAAAAAACTACAGGAAATCTTACTACGTCGTGAGTTCTCGCAATATGTATCTAGGCTATGAAAGTAGGAAAAGCGTTATATAATATACTCGGATCTTCTAAAGAGATACAGGAAAATTTTCCTTATAATACTACGGATTACACTCCATCTAGTACGGAGCTTGTAACGAATGGAGACTTTGATAATGGTGAAGTAGCTTGGACTCTCGGCAACGGTTGGAGCATTATAGAAAATAAAGCTAAACTTGTACAAGTTGACACAAATAACTATCTAACACAAACGATTGGAACACTTGTAAATGCTAAAAATTACAAAATTAGTTTTGATTTAGATATCATAAGCGCAACAACGACAACTATAGGAATAAGTAACACAGGCGCATTCGGTCAGTTAGATGTATCAGATAGATTTTATACTACAAGCGGAACAAAAACAATATATGCAGTATATGATAGCTCATATCCATCATTTATACGGTTTGTCGGTGGTTTAAATACAGAGTACACTATAACAAACATATCCATAAAAGAAATGGTTGTTACTAAGATCTTTCCAGAGATAGCGCCCACAGGAATTAACGCCCCTTATATAGTTTATAGCGTAGTAAGCAACCAGCCAAGCGAAAGTAAGGAGGATAACGGGGCTATAGATACAGCCTCAGTAGAGGTGTACAGCTTCCAGGATACATACAACAAAGCTATAGATCTAGGTGTAGATGTTAGAGCAGCTTTAAAGCGAGTAAATGGTACATACAATACCATAGATATACAATCTATAGACTACACTAATGAGCAGATGGATGTTAATGAGAAGAGAGATTTATGGGCTTCTATACAGGATTATGAAATAAGGGTTAAAAATTAAATAAATGGATATACTACTAGATAACTGGGAAACAGTAACAATTACTTTATTGATAGCTGCTAGAGCTATCTTCTCACTATTGCCATCTGATGCTCCAGCTGTTCAGGTGTTCGGATGGATAGATACATTAATAACTACGCTAGTCGGAGGAGACAAGCGAACAAATAAAAAAGCAAAAAAAAATAAAAAATAATGTCACAGACTACAGGACTAATTAACGGCTCTAATTTAAGGGTCATGCTTGCGGCTGATGGGAGTACTCCTGTCATGGTAGACAACATAACAGATTGCTCTATCTCTGTAAGCACAGAAATGAAAGATACATCTGTAAAGGAAGATGGAGGTTTAAAAGCTTCTCTACCTGGTAGAGTATCCGCTTCAGTAAATTTTACAGCTTTCTATGAGGATGCTGCTACTACAGGCTACGTACAAATAATGCCTTTACAGCTAGCTGGCACTAAGTTAGATTGCAAATTCACTCAAATGATAGGTACATCTACTTCAGAAAATAGTGGAGATCATGCTTTCACTTTTGAGGCTTACGTGACTAGCTGCGAGCTTTCTGGAGGTGTAGAGGATACATCTACTTACAGCTGTACGCTTGAAGTTGTTGGAGCTATAACATACGCAGCTATTTCATAGTATGGATATTACACTCGATAATAAAAGCTATCCAGTTAAGGCTACTATGAGAGCCTGGAGAAATTTTGAGAAGGCTACAGGGGTTAAGGTGGTAGAGGTTGATGCTTCAGATCTTACATTAATTCCTGAGCTTATCTACTATTTTGTAGTAGATGGCTGTGCTGCTCAGGGGATGGAGTTTACTATGGAGGTGGATGAGTGGCTAGGATTAATTACAGTACAAGATGTGCCGCAATTAGTCAAAGTCATGGAGGAAGCAATGGGAGGTAACTCTAACGAAGAAAAAAAAACGGAGGAGGAGAGCCTTTAACATGGCAAAGGATAGAGGAGTTAGGGCTGGGCTTGTTGGGGCTCAGTCCTAAATCCCTATATAGTTTAACTTTTAAGGAGTTTATAAATGCAGTCAAAGGAAAGAAAGAAGAGAAGGAAAGCCAAGAGAGAGCAGCCTGGGAGCGCACGAGGTGGCAAACGGCGCTACTTCTCAACGTTCATACTAAAGCTGGTCATAAAATTAGCTGTAAAGATCTTGCGCTATTTCCTTGGGAGGAGGAAGAAAAGAAGGATAAAGTAAATAATAATAAGGGCTGGGATATGTTCAAAGCTCTAGCAGATAGATAAGAGATGGCAAAGCTAGGTGATTTAGTTGTAAGGATAGGAGCAGATACTAGGGATCTAAATAAGAGCCTCGGTAAAGTACAGCGCAATATGCGCTCAATGACTTCTAACTTCACGGCTTTAGGTCAGCAAATGACTAGAGCTATAACGCTTCCTATTTTAGGGGTGGGAGCTATGGCTATAAAGAGCGCTGCGGACCTGGAGAAGATGGAGGTTAGTTTTATCTCTCTTACAGGAGGAGCTAAGCAAGCGGCTGACATGATGAAGCAGCTTAATGAGTTTACAGCAAATACACCTTTTCAGATAGAAGCGGTTGCTAATGCAGCTAGGCAGCTTATAGCTACAGGTACAGACTTACCAGAGATAAATAATACACTAGGTTTTTTAGGAGATATAGCAGCAAGTACAGGCAACCAAATAGATGACATTGCAGCTATATTCGCTAAGGTTAAAGCTAAGGGTAAGGTTGAACTTGAAAGTCTTAACCAATTAATGGAGAGGGGTATACCCATAGCTGACGCTCTACGCTCTGCAAATAGCTCCTTAGGCTCTGAGTTAGGAGCTGGAGCTGTAAGCGTTAAAGAGTTCGAGGAAGCTCTAAGAGCTATGGCTTCAGAGGGAGGTATAGCTAATGGCTCAATGGAGAGACTTTCTCAAACAGCTTCAGGTAAATTTAGCACAGCTTTAGATCAATTACAGTTAGCTGGAGCAGCTCTAGCTGAAGATTTGCTACCTATAGTTAATTCAGTTCTAGACTCTGTAACTGATTTAGCTAAGAAGTTTACAACTTTAACAGACTCACAGAAGCAAAATATACTTGTAGTGAGTGGCTTGCTCGCTGTTATGGGTCCTTTACTTATAGGTATTCCTAAGCTTATAGCTGGAATTAATGGAGTTACAATGTCTTGGCGTTTAATGACAGCCGCTATGATGGTCAATCCTTTAGTAGTAGCTGCTACAGCTGTAGCTGCTTTATCAGTTGTATTCATCTCTCTTAAAGGAGATATTAAAGGAACAAGAAAAGAAACAGAGAACTTTATAAAGGACTTAGATAACTTAGATGCAGCAGAAGCTAGGCTAGCTTTAAAGAGACAAATAAGAGCTAAAGAGCAAGAGCTAAGGAGCGCAAATAAGAAGCTAGATATCAGCAAACAGCTACAGCTAACAGGAGATAAATTCGAGAGGCAAGCGGCAAATAAAAGTGTAAATAGATACAACGACATTATTAAGCACTTAACACAATCTATAGGAGATTTAAAGAGTGAGCTAGTAGATCTTAATAACGCTCCAGATATAGATGAGGCTATCACAGGAGATGAGGGAGGATTTAAAAAAGCAACTGAAGATGTAAAAATCTTTAACAGTGAAATTGATAGATTATTAGTATCATTAAACCAAGCTCCAGGAGGAGGAGATACATCCTCTTTACTCGGTTTCTTAGATGAGTTCCAGGTTAAAGCTGTAGAGGTTACAGAGACAGTACAAAACAGCTTTATTGCACTAGGTGAAAGCTTTGGAACAGCATTCGGAGAGATGGCTACAGGAGCTCAAACAGGAAAAGAAGCATTGAAGAGCTTTGCTAGAGATGCTATACGCTCTATCATAGCTATGGCTAAAGCTTCTGTTATAGCAAACGCAACCAGCCCAACAAACCCAGCTAACATACTTAGTGCTGGTCTATCTTCTCCAGCTTTTGCTATAGCTGGCTTATCAGCTCTAGAGGCTCTCCTGGTTAACGTACCAGCTTTAAAAACAGGTGGTTTAGCTTACGGACCTACTCTCGCAATGGTTGGAGATAACGCTGGGGCTAGTGTAGATCCTGAAGTTATAGCTCCTTTATCTAAGCTTGAGAAAATAATGGGTAACAAATCTATACAGGTCTACGGGCGTATTTCTGGAGATGACATCGTAATAAGTAATGACAGAGCGTCGAGAGACAGAAATAGATTCTAATGGGATATACTTTATTTACATCTGAATTTACAGACCTTAAAGATGAGGATTGGAAAGTAAAAATATATACCACAAATTCAGGTAGTGATACTAATATACCGTTCTCTCTAGGTCCTGACGGCTTCAGGCTCTCCTATGATTTTGATGAGTACGATAGATGCAAGCCTATAGTAGGGAGTAGAGTTAGATTAACTATGTATCAAAATGACTCATACACGGCTATAAGTAACGCTTTTTATTTATTGCTAGGATCAGAAACAGAAGGCAAGTGGAGAGTAGAAATATACAAAGATCCAGATTCAGCTAATACCTTATTTTGGGCTGGAGAGCTACTAGCAGAACAAACTATAATACCAGATGAGTATCCAAGCGCAGCGGTACAGCTTACAGCTGTAGATGGTTTAGCTAATCTCAAAGGAATTAAGTATAATAATAGCGGAGCAGCTTACACAGGTACAACAACTATACTAGGACATCTCCATAACATTATACAAAAGCTCCATGTTGCAGATATCTGGACAGCTTCAGATGTAGAGTTAAAATTTTATGAGGATTTTATAGGTAAGGAGTATAAAGATGACATAGCTGGAGCTCAAAATAAGCAGCTAGAGAATGCTAAAATTTCTCATGATGCTTTCTATAATAAAGATGAGGACGGAGTAAAACAATACTTCTCTGCTTACGAAGTTCTAGAAAGTTTAGCTATGACTTTTAACGCTTGTGTATTTTGTTCTGAGGGCTCTGTATGGTGGCTTCCTTTGGGAGCTGTTCAAGATCATGCTAATACTTTAGATACTGCAAATTATATGCTTGGAGATGGCTCTGTAACATATAATACAGTAGCCAATGTAACCACTGGAGCAACCTTTGGGAGTGCATCTACACAATACGAGAAGCTTAAAGGGTGGGAGCGTACAAGTACGCCACAATTTAAAGAGGTAAAAAGAACTAGAAACTATCAAGGGAATAAGCCAGTAATATTTAGCAGCCAGATAGCTTCAGGCACACTTTTAGAGGATGAGGATGCTAGTAAAGCTCAAGGCACTGAGTTTTTAGTTAGTGGACGTTTAAACTATAGTACGTTTGGTATCTCTGGTTATAGTGGTCAAGATGCAATAGCTAGAATAAAACTATCTATAACATTGAGAGTAGGAGACGCTGGCGGCTCTAGTCAGTATCTAGATAGAGATGCGGTATTCAATGCTAACGCTATAGATTATTTCACAGTCGGAGCTGATGCTGATGTAGAGACGTATTTTACTCCTCAGTATAGTGATCCATCTTGGAGTGTTGATAGCTCAAATAGAATTACAGTAATATGTGACCCTATAGATATACAGAATGGGTATGCTATGGGCTTAACATCTTCACCTTATACAGGCACAGATTTTTACTTTTTAGCTCCAGGAATACCAGCGGATGCAGAAGGCTTACAAATAACTATAGATGTCACTGCTATAGATCACAATGGAACAGAGGTAGCTGCATGGGTTACAGATAGTAACTGTAGCCATTACCTAAGTGATATTGGAGTATGGATATATGACAATGAAAATACACAGGAATTTAGTAGCTATGATATTAGAGCTATAAACCCAGATGACTCTAGATATAAAATAGATCAAGGCACTACTCTAGTAGGTGATAGAATTACGGATAGTGATCTAGGTACTATACTTATAAAAGACGGCTCCAGCTATGTAAATGCTACAGAGTGGACTAGCTTAATGAGTAGTACGGCTTCTTTATCTATTAACGGGCTAGGAGTAAGAGAGAGGCTAGCAGCTAATAAATCAGGTAAAAGAATAGAAAGAGGAACGCTTTATAAAGTTGGGAGCACTTGGATACATCCATATACTATACTCTCATATCTCGACGATTCAAGTAATTACTACCAGATAACAGGCTTAAACTATGTAGCTAATAGCTGCGAGTACGATATACAATGTATGTACTTATCTAGAGATATCACTGGAATTACAGTGGCTCAAGATAATAGCAAAGGTCCTAATGTTGGTGGGTTTCCAACTGAAGCACTAAGTACAAAAGGTCCGTTAACAAGTACAGGCGGTATAGTAAGCGACAACACAACAAAATTAAGTTATGTAACTACAGATACCTATGGTATTACTAAGGTAACGACTAGCACAGGCTCAAGCGCTTTAGATATAAATCTACCTATAAGTAAAGCTACTACAGGTCAAGAAATAATATCTATAAATTCTAGTGGAGCTATGGCTCCTGTAGCAGATGGCGCTAGTGGTGAGTTCTTAAAAACCAATGGAAGCGGAGTATTAAGCTGGGCGGCGGCTGGTGGCTCTGGTGGTGGTGGGTGGTTTGGATCTACTACTCTTATGAAAGTTACACCTTCAGAATTTATGCCAAATGATGACGCGCCAGTACGTAACGGATACGAAGGATTATATATTGAAGATGACACAAGCGGCTATCTAGGAGTAAGAACTAACCACGCTAATACAGAGATGTATGTTATGAAAGCTATTCCTACAGGGTACAAAGCTACTCATGTAGAAGTGTACGGCTCGACAGGAGTGATTAATGGCGTAGATGTATATCTATTTAGACAAACAACAGGAGCAATCATATCTAAAGGATCTGGAAATATAAATGCGTCCATAGATATCACAGATATAGAAACCACAGCAACTAATAATATATGTATAAAAGTAGCTCCAGGATCTAATACTATTGTAATATATGGAGCAGATATTACTATAACAGCTATCTGATGGCTGAAAAAGAGCTAACTCTGGAGGAGCTTATAGAGCTTGTAAAACAGATGGAGGAGGCTCTAATAGAAACAGCTGGAGCAAATCAAAATAAGCCATGAATGATTTAAAACTTTTTTCTTTAAACATCCTCACAGTGGTATGGGGTGCTGCTGTATGGCTTACAGATTTAAATTTTATTATAGGTATAGTAGGAGGGTTAGCTTTAGTGTGGGCTAATGTAGAGAAGGCTATAACAGAACGTAAAAAAAGAAAGTGAGTTATCTACTTCCTTATATATGTATTATACTGCTTAACATGGCAAACTGTAGGTATAAGCGCCTCAATCATGGAAGGTATGATATACATGATCTCTTTTGTATAATAATCTCAATAGTAGGAATATGCGCTATTTTACTTTAGATGAATTTGATAGCCCCGATCTTCCAGGAAGCGGAGAGCTTATGGATACAATATTTTTAGAGCTATTAGATAAAGCTAGAGCTTACGCTGGAATACCTTTCTATATTACTTCAGGCTATAGAACAAAAGAACATAATTTAAATGTAGGCGGTGTATCTAATTCAGCTCATAGATACGGGCTTGCTTGTGATATAACTTGTATTGATAGCGTGGAAAGATTTAAGATAATAGAAGCGCTTTTATACGTCGGTTTTAATCGTATAGGAATACATCAGAGTTTTATACACGTAGATATTAGCTCTAGTAAAGCTCAATTTGTTTGTTGGACGTATTAGTATAGTCTTAATTACTATATAGTTACAATTAACATTGAATTGTTAACTAAATTAAGTGGTGTAAAGGTTGCAACTTTATCTAAAAGAATACATATCTTTGTACCCAGAGTTGAATGATAATAGATATCTAGTAAAATAAAAAAATCAATAGATACTAGAGTCTAGCAATAAAAAAAACATTTAGATAACTACTTGTTTTTAGGTATTGACTTTATTTAGAATCCGCGTGTATTTTGTACACTTTCTATATTATTTCAGCTCTGCAAACTGACCAAAATGCAGAAGATATCTATAAATAAATACATACGTAAAACAGGGCTTAAATACGAAGTTCATGTTAATCATAATATTTATGTATTTAAAAATAGAAGAGCAGCAGCCGACTTTATAAGGGGTGTAGATAATTATCTCAATACACAATTTGAGTTACTTAATAATAACCTCATAAGCGTTTACAGTACTTACAGGAGAGTATCATTTTATTTAGAGCCTTACGATCTACAGGCTATAAGGCTACAGATAAACGAAGTTGAAAGGGCTATAGAGATAACTCTAAGCCGCAGCTCCTGGGATAATTTCACATCATTTGCATTCGATAAGCTCGGAGTAAGTATAGATACTTTAATCGGAATACTTAAGAGGATAGAGCAGATCAGTAAGGCGAAAAAGTACACAATCATAGCAGCTGAAATTAGAGCAGAGCTATCAGCTTGTGAGCTCCAGATTATAGCAGCTCGGCAATTCAATTTTGAAAATAGAAAGTATAAAGCCAATCGAGGCGAGGTTATACAGATAGATAAAAAAATAATTCAATTTAATAAATAATGTTTTTAACTAACAACTATGAGCGCGAAGCAGCTAGCTCACAATACTTAAAGCTGCAACCTAATGAGAGTGCTACTATTAGGATAGTATCTAAAGCTGTAGAAGGCTACCAGGTCTTTATGGATAACAAGCCTATAAGATGGACAGCCAGCGGAGAGATGCCTAAAAAAGCTTACGCAGCAGATGACAAGGTACGCCCCTTCGCAGCCTTTAACGTATGGCACAAAGAAGCTAGCCAGTTTAAAGTGTACTCCTGTACAGCTAGGAGCATACTTCAGGAGATAGCTAACCTTACAGAAATAGAAGGTGATCCTATGACTTATGACTTAAAAATCACTCGTAAAGGAGCTGGATTAGATACGAAGTACTATGTAAGAGTAGATAGTAAGGAGGTTTTTGACCTAGATATGTGTGAACTAGCTACTAAGTTTAATGATAAGATAGATCTAGAGCAGCTATTTGTAGAGGGCGGTAATCCATTTAATCCTATAGCTGTAGAAGCATGAAGCTAGAAGATATAACTCTTTCTTTTAGCGCTCTCAAGAGCTTCTCTAAGAGTCCAGCACACTTTGCAGCATATAAGAAGCGAGTATTTAAGCAGAGCGCTCCAATGCGTAGAGGCTGGTTAACTCACTTGCTCACTCTAGAGCCTGAGAAAAGCGAGGAGCTGCTAATAGTGGAGGTTGCTACTCGAGCTAACAAGCAATTTAAAGAGGCTGTAGAGAAGTACGGAGAGGATACTGTTTTTACTCGCAAGGAATACCAGGAA